CAGGAACGGGGCTTTGCCGGCCCAATAAGGCCTCTAGAGACAGTTAATTCTACTTCTGAAAATAGACTATCTGCTGACCAAGCCAAAACACTGGCGAAAGGAACAGCAGGAGTTGCTGGATTTGTGTTGGGTTCGGGCGCAGGTGCTAGTGTTGCTGGCCTTACAGGCAATGCATCAAAGTTAGCAAAGGTTCTATCAAGTGTTGTAGGTGGTGCCGCAGGAGCGACTGCAGGAGTGGTACTTGCAGAATCTGTTATAGAAACAGTCACTAAAGTTAGAACTCTAGGACTAATAGAACTTCACGTTGCAGCGCCCCCTGTTGCTCAATATTCAGCAAACTGGGAAAACAAAGAACTCGGTGCATTGGCTGGTGCAGGCGAACTGTTCGATAAAGAAGGCCTTTTAAGTACTGCTGGCGGCATTGGCGATCTTGTTACCAGAGGGGCAATCAAAGCAGCGGCTTCATTGCCATCTGGCTTAGGGATTACAGGTGAAATAGGAGCATCGCTGGACTTAGCATCTGGTAAAGTGGCTAATCCATATAAAGAGCAACTATTCTCTAACATGGGGTTTAGACAGTTCGCATTCAACTACAAGTTTGTTCCTAGAAATGAAACTGAATACAATGAAGTACAAAGAATAATCCGACTTTTCAAATATCACATGCACCCAGAGAATGATCCTACTGGTCTATTCTTAGAATATCCATCAGAATTTAATATACAATATATGTACAAAGGCGAAGAAAATACACATCTAAGTAAAATATCTTCTTGTGCATTAACAGACATCAAAATAACATACGGCAATCAAGACGCATTTACTACATTTAAAGGCACGAGCGGTGCACCAGCAGAAATAAATATGCAGTTGGCGTTCACAGAACTTGAAACCCTAACTAATGATAGAATAGCGGAAGGTTACTAATGTTTTTTAAAGCAATGCCAAAAATTTCGTACAAAGTAAACGGCGAAACTGTCAATACGAAAGACATCTTTCAGCGAGTAGGTCTTGATAGAAAACTAACTAGTCGAGCAGCACTAGAGGCTTATTATGTTAAAAACGGAGAAACTCCTGATATAATAGCCAATAATTTTTATGGATCTTCTAACTACCATTGGATTATTTTGACAGTAAATGATATTGTTAATACAAACGAAGAGTGGCCAAAAAGACAAGAAGAAATTTTTGCATACACAGAATCTAAATATGGTGTTGGAAATTCTGGTAAAGACCATCACTATCGTCTAGCAGATGATATAACAATCATAGTTGATTATGATGCAGTGGGCATTGCTAACGGTAGCATAGAAGCAGTTTCAAATATAGACTATGAAGTCGATGAGAACGAAAAAAAGAGACAGATATTCATACTAAGAAATGAATTTTTAGCTGGTTTCATAAACAAATACAAAAGTTTAATGGATCAGTAATATGGATTCCTCGTCTGAATCACTAATACATGCAGGTGATTATAAAATAGAGCAATTGCTTATCACTAGTCCTAGCACTGAAGCAACTGCCGACATCACTGACTTTATGATGGAAATAAATCTTTACGAAGATTTGTTTTCTTTTTGCATGACTGGAAATGTTATCCTTGCTGATGCTGCAAACTTGATATCAAACTTGCCTATCGTTGGCAATGAATTTATTACAGTGAAATTCAGAACACCTACTCTTGAGGATTCGCCTAAAAACGTAATACAGAAGACATTTCAGGTATATGCAATATACGACAGAATTCTAAACGATGACCGATCACAATATTATAACATATCTTTTATATCACCAGAAGGATATGAAGATCAGACTACAACTATAGGCAAGTCTTATAATGATTCTACTGATCAAGTGGTCAAAAAAATATATGAAGAGCATATCGAGGTTGATAGACCGTTAATAATATTTGACACACCGCACGTAAGTAGAATAAAATACACTTCAAACTATTGGTCTCCTTTCAAGAATATTAACTTTGTCGCTAAAAGAGCAAAAGGCAGTACTCTCAACGGATCTGATTATTTATTCTTTGAGACAAATAAGTCATTTTATTTTGCAAGTATTGAGTCTTTGATCGATGCCCAGATAAAAGGTGGAGTTTTTGATGAGTATGTATTAGAGAGAAATGGCGCAAAAATGCCAAGAAGAATCAATCCATCTTTAACATATGTAGGCAATCAGTTTCCGTCTTCGATGACAGCAGTTGAGAACTTAAAACTTCTTACTAGTATTGATACTCTTGACGGAAACAACAGAGGAGCATTTGCTTCAACTGTTGATGGTTACGATTTTTATACGAAGAAGATTGTTCGTAGTGATTTTGATTTTATTGAAAACATGGATAAATTTCAAAAAACTGGACCCACTAATATATTGCCGCCAAATCTTAAAAGAAATGCTTTATCTAACAAGACATACTATTCACAGAATACTGGTTTATACAATGATTTTGGATTAACAGATGAAGAAGATTTGCCTGCAGGATCAACTGCTCAGACTATTGTAGATAAGATAAGTAATAGAAAAAGTTATTTGAATTCATTTGAAAATTACAAATTTGAAGCTACTTTGCCGGGAAGGACTGATATCAATGTTGGACATGTAATAAGTCTTTTGTATCCTTCTGCTGAGGCTCCCACTCCCGGATCTTCTACTACTCTTTTAGATCCGATGCTATCAGGATTGTACATAATATCAGCTATACATCACAAATTCAATGCAGACAGACATATTATGACAGTTGAAATGATTAAGAATGGACTTTCTGATTCACCAGATAGTGTTGATATGAACGGAGAAGAATAACATGTATCCTAAGTTTAATTGGTGGGTTGGTATTGTTGAAGATCGAGCAGATCCTGCAATGCTTGGTAGATGTCGTGTACGAATAATAGGATATCATACTGAAGATAAAAATGAATTACCAACAGTAGACTTGCCGTGGGCAGTTCCTGTAACACCTACAACATCTCCAGGAATATCAGGCATAGGTGAGACCCCGTCCTTTGTGCAAGGCACTACTGTTCTTGGATTCTTTAGTGATGGAGAAGATGAACAACTTCCTGTTATTATAGGAACTTTGCCAGGCAAGCCAAGAAACAAAAGAGACAAGGACATTGGCTTTTCTGATCCGTCTGGTAAATATCCAAGAAGTGAAGCTGGCACAGGACTCAACGGACTTCAAGAATCGGATTTGTCTAGATTAGCAAGAAATGCGATTGCAGAAGGACATATAAGTCTGGCGAACAAAAGAGCAGCTAGACAAGAAGCGATTCCACGTGCTGCAGCTCCTCATGTTGAATCTGTTGCATCTGACATACCAGGAGCAGTATACGATAGAGAAGTGTGGGAAGAGCCACATCCTAGATTTGGTGATTCTAGTTATACCTATAATTCGTCAAATCAACCGCCAAATTTTGATAATAAATGTTCTGTTTATCCTTACAACAAAGTGAATGAGACAGAAGGCGGCCATGTATTTGAGATAGATGACACCCCTAATAACGAGAGAATACACGAATATCACACTGCTGGAACATTCTATGAAATTCAGGCAGACGGCTCAAAGATCACCAAAGTCGTAGGCGATGAATACGAGATAACACTAAAAGACAAAAAAGTTTATATCAAAGGATCGTGTGATGTCACTATTGGCGGCGATGCACGAATGCTCGTAACTGGAGACATGTATCAAGAAATTGGCGGCAACTTGTTCACTACAGTAGCAGGTAATAGAGTTACTAAGATTATAGGCAATGATTTAACTGAAGTATTGTCTGGACAAAATTCTTCTATCAAGAGAGATCAAGCACTTCGAGTTGGTGGCAGTAAAACAGATTCTGTTATCAAAGACAGTACTACTACAGTTGGCGGCAATTCTTTCGCAACCACAGGAGGAAATGTAACAAGCATATCAGTAGGTTCAACTTCGCACACATCAATCTTAGGATATAAGGTTATGAGTACTACTGGCAATGTCAGCATGAATGCTCCTGTCGGCGATTTTAAAGCTCTTAGTTTGAATATGTCCTTGTCTGCTGCGTTGAATCAAACAGTAACTGCTGCGGTACAATTAGTTGAAGCTAGCACAATACAAACACTGTCTGCTGTTGCGTCACAAATGATCACAACTCCATTGCAGACAATTGTTGCAGCTTCTAGAAATATTACAGGAGTCACTTCACATACCGGAGCATACACTATAACAGGTAATTTAACTGTATTAGGAACTGCGTCAGGAACAATAGTGAGACAAGGTAGTATTATTCTTGGTACCCACAAACATACTGTTGGAGGCTCAGCTGCTCCTCTAACTGGCACACCTACACCATAAGGAGTAAAATATGAGCTGTGGAGCAACCGAAAAGTTAGTAGAACTAACTCAATCTATTGGCAGTACTAATGATATAATAGACAAGTTGATTGATAAAATACCAATTACTCCTGCTCAAAACCAATCAATTGCAGATGCTGCTGCTATAATAGCTATGGCCAGCGATGCAGCCGCTATACAAGAGTTAGTAACAAGTAAATTGAAAGGATATTTGCCGGAGATTGAAATACCAGAAGAGATAAAAGGGCTTCAGGCGGACATCGAAGGATTTGCATCCGATATTTTAACTGCAAAACTTGCAGCAGATGACATTGTGAATGAAGTCAAGAACCTCTCAACAAAGTATTCAGGATTAGATTTGGGTGATATTGATATCCAAAAAATCCCACAACTTCTTAAAGATGGCGCACTTGATTTGAATAATATATGTCAAAAAATACCAAACTTTGAAGAAGATGGTGCAGGCTTTGTTCTTAAAGGAACCCCTATAATTACGCCGAAAAGAAGCCCGATTGCAGATTTATTAGGAATACAAATACCAGAAATAAAAGATTTTGTATATCGAATTGATGCAGTAAAAAAGAAAAAAGAAGAAGCTGAAAACTTTATTAATGTTGAAATTCCCAATAGCATAGGATTATAACGCAAACTGTTATAAATACGAATATGACAACAGAAACTTTAAAAGTAGCAAGAATATATAAAGATCTTGATTTAAACTTCACAGCAAATCCTGTATCTGGAGATGTTGCTAAGAAGCTAGATGTTAATGCAGTCAAGCAATCTATATTGATTTTACTAAGTACAAATTTTTACGAAAGACCTTTTGCGCCTGATAAAGGCGCCAATTTAAGAGGGTTTTTATTTGAACAGATGTCTAGTACATTGGCATCGTTACTTCAAAATGCTGTAAAAAATGTTATAACATCTTACGAACCTAGAGCTAGAATAGATTCAATTGTTGTCACTCCTGATTATGATGGTAACCAATACGATATCACTATCAGATACACTGTTGTTGGTATAGATAAACCTCAAACATTAACGACTAGCCTGAAAAGATTAAGGTAAACTAATGGCACAATTAAATGTAACAGAATTAGACTTTGCTAATATAAAGCAGTCATTAAAAACCTTTATGCAAGCTCAAGATGAGTTTAGCGATTATGACTTTGAAGGCTCGGCGCTGTCTGTTCTTTTGGACACGTTGGCATATAATACACATTATAATGCAGTACTTGCTCATATGTTAGCAAATGAATCATTTCTTGATAGTGCAATTAAGAGAAGTTCGGTAGTATCTATCGCTAAAACATTAGGTTATACTCCTAGATCAAGAAGATCATCAACAGGATACGTTGACTTTTATCTTACTCCAGCACCTTCATATACTGATATAACCTATACTTTGTCGAGAGATACAGTTTTTACTAGCACAATCGATGGCAACTCATATAAATTTTATCCCAGTAAAGATGTTACTGCGACTCGTCAAACATTTGATGGTGTAGACAAATTTTTCTTTGATAATTTAGAACTAAAAGAAGGTACTCGTGTATCTAATAGTTTTCTGATAGATGCAAATTCTTTGTCTGGTCCAATAACTTTGCCTAACAACAATATAGACACATCATCTATTCGTGTTAGAGTACAAGAGTCTACAACTAATCTAACAGTAGAAACTTTTTTAGAAACCACATCTCTGCTTGATCTGAAGTCTACAGATAAAGTATATTTCTTAGAAGAAGAAGTTCATAGTAATTATGTTCTTCGTTTTGGAGACGATGTTTTTGGTAAAAAATTGAAAGTCGGTAATGTTGTTATCATTGATTATATTATCTCAAACGGCTCACTTCCTAATGGAGCAAAAAGTTTTACACCTTCAACTACATTGACTGGCTCAGGAGAAGTTAAAGCATTCTCGAATGTGACAGCAGCTCTTGGAGGTGCAGAAAAAGAAAGTATTGACAGTATTAGAAAAACAGCGCCTATTTTCAATCAAACAAAAGAAAGAATGGTAACTGCTACCGATTACAGAAGTCTTATATTGGCGGACAATCCTAGCGTACAGTCAGCTTCAGTTTGGGGTGGAGAAAATAACGATCCCCCTATTTACGGTAAAGTGTTTATCTCGCTTGATCCAGTAGAGGGTCAAATAATTACTCAAGAAGTTAAAGATAGTATTGTTACTAGTCTTGTTTCTCCTAGGGCGCCAGTTGCAATATTACCAGAATTTGTAGATCCGGAGTATACTTACATCGGCCTAAAAGTGGGAGTCGTATATGATTCATCAAAAACATCTTTAACTTCTGGTCAAATCAGCAGCGCCGTATCAACCGCAGTCAGTAATTACTTCAATACAGACTTGAATCAATTGAATAAGAATTTTTATTATTCACGAATACACAACATCGTTAAAGCAGTATCTCCTTCAATTGTATCTGTGAACATTACCCCTACTTTACAAAAAAGAATTGAAGCAGAATTTAATGTTGATAAAAATTATACTTTCAGTTTTAATAGTAGAGTTCAGCCAAGAGAACTTCATAGTACTTGGATGAATGCTACATTAAACACAATTAACTATAAAGTAAAGTTTCAAGATATTCCAAATTCTGATGTGGTAGCACCAGAATACAATGGTTCTGGTATCGTCTATCTAGTAGATTCGACAGGTACAAAACTAAAAAATATAGGAACTATTGACTACGACACAGGCAAGTTGACGCTTGGTAGTATTATGGTTACTTCATTGTACGGAACAGACACTGAACTAAAATTTAGAATTAGACCACATGACGACTCAAAAGATATAAGCACATCGATATTGAACAGAACATCTGATGTCTCTACTGGCCCTGTTGTAGCAAAGCCTTCTCAGAATACCGTGCTGTCTCTGGATAATAGCACAATGAATACGATTACAGGATCTCGCAAAGGCCTAGAGATAATAGTTACTACTGAGATTGAAGGTTATTAATGTCACATAAAATACCTGATTACTTAAATTATATCTCTAGTATCACTATTGTAGATGGTGGTTCTGGGTATAATTCCGCTTTACCTCCTACTATCACTATTAGTGGCGGGGGAGGTTCAGGTGCTACAGCAACTGCTTCGGTATTGAATGGTGAAGTTCACACTATCAATATTACTAATATTGGCAGAGACTATACTTCATTACCAACAATAACTGTTACTGACGGCGGAGGTAGTGGAGCTGTTCTTTCAGCAGTCTTAGGGTTTGCAAGCAGTAGTTCATCTGAATATGAAGAAAAATCTGCACTCAACGTAAAATTTTCTTTACCAGAATTCATTCAAACTGATTATAACAAATTCTTATCATTCATAGAAAAATACTTTGAGTATATGGATGAAAATAATAATCCTATAAATTTACTACTAAACAAGAAATACACTGACATTGATGATCTTAACGATGCAGAACTCAACCAAAGAGCTAATGAACTCGCTGCTGCGTTTCCACAATTAATTGAAACTGATAGAAAACTTCTTCTCAAAAGAATAAAAAATATATATGAAGCAAAAGGGTCTGAACGATCTATAAAAGCATATTTCAAACTTCTTTATAATGAAGAAGTTGAGGTTTATTATCCTAGCAAAAATATTCTTAGAGCGTCTGATGGAGTTTGGATAAAAGAAACATCAGTTCGTGCCCTTGTTGGATACGATGGTTATGAAGTATTGAATCTAAATGGCCGTATTGCTGATATAAAATATTTTGAAACTACCGGATCTGTTACTCTTACAAAGACAATACCCATAACTATTCCTAGAGTAGAAAAGATTGCTAAAACTTTTCCTCAAACATACGAAGTTATTGTTGAGTTGCCTCCTAATGTAACAGATATACCAGGCCCTGGTGCCCAAGCTATTGTAACAGCAACAGTTTCAGGTGGGGCTGTCACAGGATTTACTGTTGTGAATGGCGGCTATGATTATACTGCTGCACCAGATGTGATCGTATATGATTCAAATGGGGGATCTGGTGCTCTAGGTAGAGCAGTTGTTTCTAGAGGAGAAATAACTAACATTATTCTTCTTGAAGGGGGAACTGGTTATACTTCTCCAGCATCAATAACAGTTTCTTTGGATTCTAGTAATTATAGAACTGTAATTGTAGAAAGAGGCGCAACTGCGGCTGCTGCTAATATACGAGCATATTTAGATAGAAGTCTTTTCTCTGTGACCTCTTCTTCGTATATCGGTGATGATGCTGGTTTCTCAGTGGGCGATGTATTTTTTATCAATGAAGCGGGTTCAAATGGTGGCGCATATGCTGTAAGTGGGTATTTTTTAGAAGATTACACTTTCATCGGCGGCGCTAACAACGCTGTAATTAGAGTTTCTGCTGTAAATGAATATAATGTTCCTACTTCATGGACAATAATCAATCCAGGTGAGGGATTTATAAATTCACGAATTACAATTCCAATAGAATCTAAGACCGGCGAAACCTTAAACATAGAATTAATTACAAAGTATTTGTATTCATATGATGGAAAGTATAAAGATGACAGAGGAAAGTTATCAGATGTAAATAGAATACAAGATAACTACAAATTCCAAAGTTATTCTTACATTATCAAGTCTGCGGTTTCACAGGAAAAATGGGTCAAAAGATTTAAAGATCTCATGCATCCAGCCGGTATGCAAGTTTTTGGCGATTTGATTATTTCTCATAATGTAAACTTTGCACCATTTATTAATATAATATCAGATGGTCTACATTTACATGAGTTTAAGACAGAAGATATTGTAGTCTCAAATGATGACACTATTAGTATTGTTGTCCAATGGGCGAGAGGATTTAGTGAAACGCAGTCAGTAAATGACAACACTACTTTACAAGCGGGAAAGAATGTTTCTGAAATACTTTATATAAGTGATGATACTCCTCAAAATTATGCTGAAGAGGGATATTTTTTAGAGGATTATACTCTTTATAGCGGAGTTTCTAACACTGTTAAAAGTATAGAAAAAGTATTGATAGATACTTTAATAACTACAGATGTATTAGAAAAAGTTATAGATTTCAGACAAATAGTTACAGATAGTAGTTCTGTCAATGAATCAAACGTAAAACTTTTACAAAAAGTGTTTACTGAAACTAGCAATGCTGTAGATGCTTTTAATTATATATTAGCATTAGAACATTTAGTATCTGACACTGCCCACGTTGATGACGCCGAACTTTTTTCTATAGATTTAAACAGAGAATTTATTGAAGATGACGCTACTCATAGTGAATTTGTGAGTATAAATACAGAGAAAGGACTTGTTGAAGAACAAACATCTTCCGAGTCGCACGTAAAAACTTTACAGAAAGAGTTTACAGAAACTGGTAATATCGCAGACAGCGGCGTTATAGTAATACAAGATTATTCAGATCCAACATATTTTAGTGAAGACTATGTTGGAGCAGGATATAATTTTTAAACAACCCTGATGGAGAATTCCACTATGATTAAAAAAGATTTATCAAAAGTTACCGGTATGGTCAACGTAGTTATTCGTGACGATTCAGGCAAAATAAAGCAAGAATTTACAGTACCGAATCTTGTAGTTGATACTGGCCTAGGCTTTATTGCTTCACGAATGAAAGACACTACTGATGCTGCAATGTCTCATATGGCTGTTGGTACAGACAACACTGCTGCAAATGCTGCTGATACTGCACTTGGAACAGAGCTTGCTAGACAAGCATTAACTTCTACTACAGTGACTAGTAATTCAATTTCATACATAGCGACTTTTGCTGCTGGCAGTGGAACAGGCGCACTAACAGAGGCGGGTCTTTTCAATGATCCAGCAACCGGTACTATGCTTTGCCGTACTGTGTTTGCTGTAATCAATAAAGGCGCAGCAGACTCAATGACGGTCACTTGGACAGTTACAATTTCTTAATAGGTAAAGCTAGTGGCAATCTTATTGACAAAGGCAGGAAGAGTAGAGTTAGCTAGAGCATTCTTTGCAGATATACAGAATGCTCATAGTTATTTTAATTTTGCGCTCGGCAAGACTACTGCCTGGCCAGATGAGGAAACCCCTGAAAATCCACTGGAATCTTTGCGCTATATTAATGATTTCAGAAATAATATAATATTAACTCAATCAATAACTTCTACTGAAATTTGTCATCTGATTCCAAGAATAGATTGGGAACTGGGGCTCGTATTTGATTCATATGATGATAATTACAGTCCCACAAATCTTTCAGCGAGCGGCGCAAGTAATTTGTCAGACGCAAGGTTTTATGTCATAACAGACGAATTCAAAGTTTACAAGTGTATTGATAATAATACAAATGCTCCTAGTACTGTGAAACCAACTAGCACTAGTACTAATGTGGTAATTCTTGCTGACGGATATACGTGGAAGTTTATGTTTCAAGTTTCCGCATCTGATCAAACTAAATTTTTAGACGCTTCGCATATTCCAGTCAGAAAACTAACTACCACGCCATACGGAGATGTTAATGGCGAAATTGATTCTATCAATGTTATAGATGGGGGTAGTGGGTACGACTCACTTGATCCTCCTACAGTGACTATATTAGGTGACGGAGATGGATTAGCGACGGCGGTAGCAACTGTAGTTGGAGATGCTGTTACTGCAATTACCCCAGTGAACCGTGGTAGTGGATATACATTTGCATTCGTCAGTTTGTCTGACGGAGGAATCGGCACTGGAGCTAAGGCAGATGTGCTGTTGGGAGATACTGATCCGAATCCCGGACTACAATCAGCAGTAGAAAATTCTGCGATTCCTGGTTCATTGGATCAAATTCGTATTCTTTCCGGGGGGCAAGATTATACTCCTGGAGATGTTACTGTTACTATTACTGGTGACGGATCGGGAGCAGAAGCAACCGCAAACATAGCGGCTGGATCAGGTACAATAACTAGCGTTAATATAACTTCTGGTGGCACTGGTTATACTTTTGCAGATATTACTTTTACTCAGACTAGTGGTATAGGATCAGGAGCATCCGCTCGTTCGATAATTTCTCCCATATATGGTCACGGATCAAATCCTGTAAAAGAATTATTCAGTACGACTGTAGGGATTACTGTTTCGTTTGAGGATAACACAAATCAAGATTTGTTTTTAAATAATGATTTTAGGCAAATAGGATTAGTAAAAAATATTGGCAAATACGCCGATCCTGCCACGATGTATACTCAGAAAACAGGGTCGTCTCTTTTTGTTGTAGATGTTGATAGTGCAGAAAATTATGCAGTTGATGACATTATTCTTACAGACGATCAAGGAAAATTTCGTGTTATACAAATAAGATATGATGACACTACTTCTACATATAAAGTACACCTACAGCCGATTATTCCGTTAATATCTGGCAGTAGCACATTGATAAATGATACTCAAAATATAACTGAATTGAGTATAAATAGTGTTGTAGAACCGGAAATAAAAACATCATCTGGAATTGTTCTTTACATAGAAAACAGACCTTCAATTACCAGATCCGCAGATCAGGTCGAAACAATAAAAGCATTGGTAAATTTTTAGGAAAAAAGTAAATGGCTCTTAATCTAAATTCTTCTCCCTATTATGATAATTTTGACAGTACCAAAAATTACAATAGAATATTGTTTAAGCCTGGTGTTGCTGTACAAGCAAGAGAACTAACCCAGCTTCAAACTGTACTGTCAGATCAGTTATCGCAACTATCTAGCTTCACTCTTAAAGATGGTGCTATCATTAGTGGCTGTGAAGAAAAAATTACTGTGGTAAAATATGTAAAGATTAAAGACTCTGATTTTAACGGAGCCGCCATTGCAAATAATGATTTGGCAAGGTATATAGGAAGCAAAGTTTTAGGTAGTATAACAGGTATTACTGCTCAAATTATTGATGTTAGAAAAGGCACAGAAGCTGAAAATCCGCAAACTAAAACTCTTTATATTTCATACACTGGAAGAGGAGATTCTGTAAATAAAGTTTTTTCGATGAACGAAACTTTAACCGTATCTTCTAATGATTCTGAATTGAGTGGGATGCAATTCGTCACGATAGATTCTGGATCGGCGAGCGTAGGATCTAATACTCGATACGAAGGAACTGCTCCTAGAATTCAACTAAGTGCTGGTATTATATACGCTCGTGGCACATTTATTAGAACTACAGATCTTGCTGCGTATATAGATCCTTTTGTTGTTAGAGCTGATAAGAATATTGGTTTTTATATAACAGAATCAATTGTTACGTCCGCTACAGACGAGACTTTGTTGGACGTTGCTCAAGGCTCGTTCAACTTCAATGCACCTGGAGCAGACAGACTAAAACTTACCGCTTCACTACGCTCATATAACTACAGAGAATCAGACGGTTCTAGAAGCATACCAGAAAATTTTTACCAATATGCTGCGTATAGAAATGGAAATATTGTAACAAGTAATATCAAAACAGACCCATTAAAAGGACTAGGCGATGTTCTAGCCAAAAGAGCATATGAAGCTAATGGTAGCTACAATATTAAAGGATTGCAAACTGTAGTTCACGAGCATCTAAACAACGGCGTAAACTCTGGATATTTCAGTACTACTGCTGGGGGGGACGCTGATAAATTTGTGTTCTCAATTACTCCAGGTACTGCAAATGTTGCTGGTTATCCTATAGAAACGAAGAAAGAATTGCCTTTAATTGTAGACAAGCCTAAAGATACTAAAATAGAAAACTCAGTATCTCAAACCACAGCATATGGAAACTATACACTAGTCAATGAAGTATGTGGTATATGGGATGTAGATGGTGGTGCGTCTGTTGATCTTTATGACACTGCTGTAACTGCTGTAACTTCTGCTTCATTCGCATCGACTTCAGTTGCCGGTAATAAAATAGGTACAGCTAAAGTCAGATACCTAACATTAAATTCTGGAACAGCAGGGTCTGCTGCCGCTCAATATCGATTGTATTTTTATGATATAAAAATGTCGGCTGGCACATTTAAAGACGTTAAAACTATACACTATGCAAATAACACATCGAATGCATTTGCTGATGCTGTTTTAAATTCAAACTCTGAAGCTGTTATTCAAGAAGGAAACTACAACAGATTAGTATGGGAGTTGCCTTACGCAAATCTAGAAACACTGAAAGCAGACGACAGTGCGTATGATTTTAATTTTAAATATATTAACGAATTTGATGCATCTGTAGATTCTGGAACTGGACAAATAACACTAGCGGGACCGTCTGCACAACAAACTTTCTTTTTATCTGCAGCTCCTACTGACACTGAAATACAAGCTAACATTCAGGCAGTGGCAGTAGATGCATTCACTGCTGGTGGAGTTTCATATGCCGCTGGCGAATATATCGACTTGACTCATTCAAGCGTTACAGTAACCCGGCCAAGTGAAAGTCAACTAATTGTTACATTTAGCAGCGCTCCGGCGTCTAACGCCAATGTTAGAGTATATGTGAATATGCAATACTCAGATGGTGTTGCTCCCATTACAAAGACACGAATTCAAGATAACTTTGTAAAGATACAAACAGATGCAGCCGGCTATAGCGTTGCTAGTGGCTGGTGGTCACTTGGCGTAACGGATCTTATAAAAATTAAATTGATCACTGCCACTACTAATGCCGATTATGAGACTGGCGCAATCAATATTACTAATGATTTTATTGTAGATAACGGTCAAAGAGATAACTATTACGGTTTGGCAAAGATAAAGCAAAAAGCAAGTAGCTCTGTTGATTTATCTACTTACAAATATGTCTCTGTAAAATTTGATTATTTGACAAGAACTGTTAATGGTCCTTCTTTTGCATGTGTTGACTCTTATACTGGTACTGGTCTTGGTCTTCAGGAGATTCCTTTGCATTCTCCTGCAGCAGGCAATATTCTTGATTTGAGAAACTGTATAGATTTTAGACCGTATGTAGTTAACACTGCTGTTGAGGCGTCTACAATAGCATCTGCAACTTTAAATCCTGATATCGCTGAAACTATTGTAAGACCTGCTCAAGGACTGAGTAATCCTGTCCCTATCACAACATTTACAACTGATTTAAGTTATTATCTTGCACAAGCATTCAAAGTAGTAATTACTAACGCTGGCACTATAAAAGTAATTAAATCACAGTCTGCTGACTACCCCAAGTTCCCAGAAGCCCCTGCAAACTCTCTCACAATTGCAAAAGGAATCTTGCCACCGTATCCAGCGCTATCTGTAAAAGCTGCGAATTATTATAAGCGCTCTGACTTAAAGATTTATTTAGAACAAGTCAGAACTAAAAGATACACTATGCGAGATATTGGTGGGCTAGAAGAAAGAATTGCAAATCTTGAATACTATACCGCATTAAGTTTATTAGAAAAAGAATCGAAGTCTGTTCAAATTTTGGATACTAACGGTATTGATAGATTCAAAAATGGCTTAATGATAGACGCATTCAAAGGGTATGGCACAGTCGCAGTAGGGCATGACGATAACGCATGTTCATTGGATTTAAAACGTCAACAAATGAGAGCGTCTTTTGATTCTAGCATTGTTGGATTTAAGCCTATTGCAACTGATACTACAATGGGTCAAAGCGGAGATTTATTCCACATACCTTATGTAGAAACTACATTCACAAAGCAACTACAAGCAAGTAAGTTTAGAAATGTTGTAGGTGAATTATTATACGCCGACCCAGAAACTGTAAATCCAGTGACACCTGATCCAGTGCCTGCTCCGGTTATACCTGCGCCTCCTCCTGTAGTAGTAGTTGATCCTAGGCCTGAGCCTAGACCACTAGAAGTTGACTATCAGTTAGTCAGAACTACAGGTGCTGCAGTAAATGAAGGAGATTCTTGCACAATAAGTCTTGAAGTTAGAAATCTTGAGAATGTCAATGGTCAGACTATTCCTTATACAATTACTGGCATTTCTTCTGCTGATATAGGTGGCGCCAGCTTAACTGGATCATTTACACTAGATGCAGTAGGTGATTCTTCAGTTACATTTAACATTGCCGCAGACGCTACTACTGAAGGAACAGAAACTCTTACGCTGACACTTGATAGTATAACTATGGGCGGAAATGCGGTATCAACTTCAGTGACAATTAATGATACGTCATTAGATCCTATAATTGTACCTGATACGCCTGTTGTACCTGTTGTACCTCCGCCTGCGCTTGGGCCATATAGAGGTAACTTAAATCTAGTTCCTTCCGAAGATTCTTGGTTCGATGATTCATATGCTGAAGCTGCCTATAAGAACGAGCAA